GACAATTCCATTCTCCAAGGTTTTGCATGAATCCTTATACTTTGCCAGATCCACACGCCCTTCCAAACGCTCTGAAATTTCTCCAGTGGTAAAACTGGAATACATCGCATGGGCTTTAGCCATCTATGTCACACTCCCCGCTCGTGCATCCATAATTGATTGTGCATCCAGGTTGGCAGGTGTGCCTTCCTGAGAATCAATCGTCCTCGCTTCAGTTATCTTTTTGTCGTATGCCGTCCACATCGCCGTCGCCACTGTGTTACTGCCTGAAACAGGCAAAGCCAATTCAGCGGCAATCCTTGCGGTGTAGGCTGAAATAAATAAAACGTCGAGTTCGTTGGGGTCTGTCACCCGTTGTAAAAAAATAAGATTGACTGAACTGACATCCGTCATCAAGCGTCTGCCTTCAATTGTATGATCAATCCTAGTATCACCAGATAACACATCAACAACCCGCAAACAATCCGCTGGCAGTTGGTGATAGTATGCCCAACCAAATGCAGGCGTTTCACTGAGTGATGCCAATACTTGACGCGACTTACAGCAATTCCATACCGCAGCCCGTGTCACTTCGTCACGCATCTCTTCATAAATAGCGTTTACCAGACGAGCGCGTTCCGTATCATCACTGAATGATGTAATCGGATCGTCGCCAAGTAAACGAAGTGCGTTGGATGCAATTTCTACAAAACTTGCCATAAAAAATTCCTTTAAAGAAAGGGAGCAGCCGCAGAATGCGACCACCCCCGATCAGTTAGTTGACGATATACTCAACCACCATCGTTATGTCACCAGCAGCAGCGGTAGCCGCAACTGTTTCGATGGTCAACGCTATGCGAAGCATTCTGCCAGGATCAGAAGTCAATCCGGCATCTTCCCACATAAAATTGCCAACGGTTTCAATACCGAGGGTTTCGTAACGTACTTCTGTGCCAGCCGTAACAGCGGCTTGAAGTACGGTCATTACCGTACCGTAACAGTTTCGATCAATAACACCTTCAGCAGCATATGCAGTCGCACTGCCATCGGTGTCATTGAACTTGACGTTACCGTTATAGATTCCAACATCAGTAACCAATGCCGGAGTTCCACCAGAATCCAAGTCATCGTTGTACAACTTGATAGACTTGATTTTTGCGTTTGACGGAATTTCCGCCATCATCAAGATATCGTCGTCGTCGATATCCCCTGTACCAGCAGCAATTGTGTCAGACCACACACGAATCTTGCCGGTAGCACTACCAGGACTTACCATAACTTGAGGGGTTGCCTCGTAGTTGGTAAGCTCAGTTGAATAAGCTGTTCCCATGATCAATACTCCTTTAAAAAATTAATTAAGATTCAGTTAGCCTTGTTTATGCAGACTCGTCGCAATCGATTTGAACTACTTTCTCGTCTTCGATTCGTGTAGCGCCCAAAGAGCATTCCACAAAACACTGAGTCGAGTAGTTCTTATCACTGCGCTCTGAAATCCGAATGTTCGGAGTACCGTTCATTGCAAGGCCAATTCCTGATTTCGCCCATGCAAAACAGCTTCTGATATTGCCCGATTTTGCAAGGCGTGTTGAAATGATAAAGCGAAATCCGCACCAGGTTTCTAGCTCTGCGTTCATTAGCGCTCTCACACTGTTATAGTCGATTGAAGTATTGGTAGTTACACTCAACAATGCTTCCAACTGGTCAGGGCCAACCACTACATACATCGGCTCTTCCGAAACGTCCACATCGTTATTAAGAAGAATCTTCTTAGCTTGTAACAATTTCGCCAATGTCAAATCGGCTGATCCATGTGCAATTTGCTGCCCAGAAGGAAGTGCAACCGTAGAAGCAGAATCAGATGAACTGACGCTATAGGCATTACCCAAAGCTGCGCTTATAATTACATCGTCCTTCTGTCTATTCATTGCCGCCGTCAATTGTTTCATTGTCGGTGACGTTGGATCTTTTGCCATTTTCACACGGTCAGGATTGTCGATTAAATCAACCGCCCTGTAAGTGTTAAATGTAACGCGTCGTCTGGAAAAAGGTACTTCCGTTAACGGAGTATCTTCGTGACGACTGACAGCTTGAACCATACTTCAATTTGTTATCGCTGGTTTTCTATTTCCAGCTTCTTGATGTTGCCACCAAGTTCAGGTCATATCATGCCTTTCGGCTGGGACATTTATGGGTATTATATTTATTCAACCCTGACCGTCACACACGCCCAACGAGCCTTTCGTAATCTCGTTTGCTGGCTCGGTATTGTCCACGAGGGAGTTCCACCGAATTAGCCCCATTTTCCACATAAGCCTTTTAATTCAAAGACTTATGCGCCGCAAGTGTTTACGGTATCCATTCTGTCAAACATAAACTGCTTCGCGTCATTAACCTGCTCATAGCGTACAGCCCCACCCAACTTGGATTGCTTTTGACTCGCCAAGTGGATAAAGTTTTCACTAAAAGAGGTTTCAAACGCCTTGTTGATTTGTGTAGACATTTTACTCTCCTATTAATAATCATTGTGCGGAGAGTTATCCACGTTTGGACTCTCCTGGTTGCATAAACATGCCTGATCCTTTCGGATTACCAGGACTAAAAATTTGTAAGAAACAATTATCCGCTATGCGGGTTGTCCCTCTGGGAATACAGAAGGGAGTTTCTTTTTCTTTCTTCCCTTCCTGATCGGCACAATCTCTGCCACTGGTTCTGCGTACTTGCCTTCTTTAAAAAAATAGCAGTTACGCGTTTCCTCGGCTTCCACTGATGCCTTGTATTCCATACAGACTTGCGTCTGCGGCACGAGATGAACGCAGTCCACACATTTTATATCCTTGTGTATGGGCATTATTCATCTCCATGTATCGTGTTATTCCATCGATCCAGCATCTTGACCACCTCGTTATGGCGGGGATGTGTTTCGCTGAAATAAGCTTTATAGTCATCGCTTTCCGTATCTCTATAGAAAGCGTCTTTGGCTCGTTGTGCAGAATCTGGATCAGTAAACGCATTCATCTTGGGATCACCCAAGTGTTTCGCTTCACCAAAATCCTTTGTGATCTTATCTAGAAACTTAGCGACATTGGGATCATTACCAAAGCCCGATGTTTCTAAATATTGTTTCTCATCACCACTGGCATACTGATCAACTAATCTTTGAATGCCTGCCAGTTTCTCTTCGTACTGTCTTCCCCAGTCCGCCCGAAGTTCTATTTCAGCTTTCTGGATATTGTTTTCCTGTGCGACTTGATGCTGCACAAACATGTCTTTTGTCTGTGAGTTATACCAGCCGTACAATTCACCCACTTGCTTGCTGTTCAAACCCATGCCGTGAGCTTTCTTTAAAAACTCACCTTCCATGTGTTCGTCATAATTCATCCCGTCAGGGACTTCCTGTTTTTCAAAATCGTAATCGTCGGGCGTGTCGGGTCTTCCCAACTTGGCATGGTATCTTTCAACCTCTTCTGCCGTTGCGTTCTCGCCGGGAATCTTTATTGTGCCGTCGAAATATTTTTCTAAATGTACATACCCCTTCGCAAGTGCGTCAACATCCTTGAACTTCTCAAGAGTTTTGACTCCCTGCAAGTCGTCGGGCAAACCATCTCGCCATGTTTCTTCCTTCTGTTCTTCTGCTTGCGGCTCAACTTCTGGTGTTTCTGTTTCTGTGACTACCTCTTCCGAGGTTGCAGTCGCTTCTTCGTTCATAAGTCCTTTCCTTTGGTTTTCCAGTAGTCCAGGTTATTTTTTATTTGCAAAAACACCGCCCGACATCCTTCATTGTAGGCTGTTGTTTCTGGCTCTCCTGGAACAAAACTGGATGTGTTATTGTATTGGCCCTCCAGCCACTCATACACTAACCCTCCATCACTGCTCGTAAATGTATTGTGAAACGCGCTTGCTATCTGCCGTTCAGTTAGTGCCTGTGAACTGCTGGATAAGCGCCGCTTTGTCTTCTTCACTTAAGTTTGCCGCTCCATCTTGCATTACTTTCATTGCAGGCGCTGCTTTACCAGCCGATTCTGCCATAGCGCCCATCTTCTGCATTTTTTCTGCTTCAGCTTGTTTCTGCTGCTCACGCTCAACATCTTCTTCCATTTGTGCAGCACCCTTGACAACTGATTTAGGAACACCTAAGACCGGCGCAATGATTCTTCCGGCTGCCATTAGATCAGGTAACTGCAATACTCTTGGATCAATCTGTCCGAATTGCCCGATCAAGCTAATCCAGTTCTGTATCGATTCAACTTCCACCATCTTTTGAGATCGTGCGAGTTGCCCGACATACTCGATGTCAATGGCATCCAACTGTTCAATTTCTGGAGGAGGCGGAGGCAACGCTCCTGTCCTGTGCATGATACCGACTGTTCTGTTTAACATTGGCCCTAACACTTCTGATTCAAATCTTGAAATTGTCGGGCCGAGCAGTCGTTCCATTTCTGAACGGAGGACAGAGACTTCCGAAGCTGTCATCTGTTTTGTTCTTGGAATGTTTAGTTGATCTGTTAAATAAATGTCACGAATGGATTGCTTGAGATCATTCGCTTTCAATGAAGATAAATCCAGGCGTAATTCTGTCGGCAGTGTTCTTACATCATTAGGATTGCGTGAATAGATAATTGAATTGCTTCCCAGTTTCACCGTACCGATGAATCCATCTTCGGGAGCCAAGATAGGAGGATTGACTGCTTTTTCCAAACCTATCAATTCAAGTTTACGCAACTGGTTGAGCGATTTAATATCATCGAGCGCAATCGCGGCAGGGCCACGACCTCTAGTTTCGCCAGACGCTTTGTCCCACCTGCCAACCATGTAAGGGAATTCCTTGTATCCCCGTTCATCGACTACGAGTTGTTTGTCAACTAAGATGTCAACCGATGCAAAAGGAAACTTAACCTTGGAACTCAGTTCCTTGGTTGGTGCGACCACCCGCAAAAAATTAAACTTATCGTCTGGAGTTTGTTCTAATGATTTTGCAATCTCACCTGGAACGGTTGCCCCTGGGAATCTCTGGACAAATTGCCGTGCCGTTAATTCATATTCCCGCATGACCGTATCAACAATACCAGAATCATCCTCGGCAAATACATACGAAGCAATTGGCAAGGCTCTGAATGTCAGTCCGTTAAAACCCTTCTGCTTCAGTTCTGACTCTTCTACATATAAACAGATCGTTGCAAATGAATTGAAATCGAGGTAAATCTCGTTGACGACAGGATAGAAATTACTTTGATCAAGGGCAAATCGAACTCCATCCTCAACCGTCTTAAACCAGTTCATTACGTTCTGGTTATCATTGAATTGCTTGAACGGAGATGCTTCGGGAATCTTGAAGCCAAACCACTGGATGGCTTTCGGCGTTAAGGTATCCGCCATGACTAATGCTAATGTATTAGCAGCGTGAGGTGCAGTCGAATCATAATGCTTGTGCCGAATGACTCCAGGCACACGGCTTTCCTCTGCGGTTTGTTTGCGAGGGCGAATATAGTCCACAACATCCCTGTAAAAACTGTCCCAGAGGTTACGGTCTTCTTTTAGTGTTGCATTGCGCTTCAGTAAGTTCTTTGCATCGACTGCCATCTATTCACCACCTAATGTTGGTTTCTTTACTGTGCCGGATTTTTCTTCGCCTGTGCTTTTACCCATACCGTATATTCGTTTTCTCTTTGTTTTTTTACTATCCGTTAACAATGAATCACCAGGTTTAGATTTCTCCGCCGTTGCACGAAGCCCCTTGCTATATAAGCCTAAATTTTGAGCAGGGCCATCTCTCTCCCAATTCTCGATAGCATCAGCGAATCCTGATTGTTTTTCATACTTCATGTATGGATCGTCTGCATACTTTGCTCCAATTGCTTCTTGATGTTTAGGTAAACCCGGGCCTGCCATACCAAGCATCATTGAAGGGGTTGGGGCTGTCATCAGTATCCGCCTAATTTTTGTTTCGCAGTGTTGCCTTCCTCTTCTAATCCAGCCGCGCCGCCTTCATTCGTAATCAACGAAGCTCTGCCACGTTTTTTATCTTTTGCTGCGGCGGCACGGGCTTTTGCTTCCTTTTCTTCCGCCGCAATGCTCGGATCTGGTAATGGCTCTGGCATGGGGGCCACTGCAGGCATTGCAGGCGTTCCACCAAAACAATTGGTAACTATAAAATCAAGTATATTCATCAGTAACCCCCCAATGTTTTCTTTTGCTTAGAAGCATCATCACCCAATCCTTGAGCGCCGCCCTCATTAGCAATTAAAGCAGTCCTGCCACGCTTTTTATTGTCTGCTGTTTTCTGTCTCATTGCCGCAGAGTTATCCACTGGCGCAGGCTTGGCAACTGGAGGCGGTGGACTGTAAACGGGTCTTGGCGGAGGAGCGCCACCCATGATTGTGAAATAGGTATCAAGAATATTCATTAGAAAATATCAAACTCCTGTTCTGCGACGGTTTGTAATGCTGATGTTCTAGGGGTTCTGTAATCCATTGCCATTTGCATGAAAGCGTCAGCCCCATGCGATGCCCAGTTATGCACTGGATTTTTCTTATAGACTCCCATCTTGTCATCAAACTCTTTATGGTAATTGCGTAACGATGAAATCAACTTTTCGCATTTCACCTTGTCAAACCAACACTTGGAAATTATTTGCCGTCCCTGCTCGATGGCTTCTTCTTTTGCCCTGACTTTTTTACCGACTGTAAAAATAATTCCCAGACTCCGTGCCGTATCACGACGGCTTTTGCCTGTAGTAAGCTCTCTAACCTCAATATCCCACGGTGCATGATGC